TTCAGTTCGTAATGACTACGAATTGGTAGCCAAATACCGTGAAATGTCAATGGATCCTATTTGTGAAACAGCAATTGATGATGTTGTTAATGAATCAATTGTATGCGAAGGTAAGCGTTCTCCTGTAAAAATTTTCTTCACTAGCGATTTAAAAGTTGGTGAGCCTATTAAAGATAAAATACAGGAAGAATTTAAAAACATTCTTCGTGTCATGCAGTTTGAAACCAAGGGTTACGAAGTATTTCGTCGTTGGTATGTGGACGGTAAAATATACTTTCACATCATTACCGACGAAAAGAAGACGGAAAAGGGCATTCTTGAACTTCGTTTTGTTGATCCACTAAACATTCAAAAGATTCGTGAGTTTGAAAAAGAAACTCGCAAAGACGGCACGAAAATCATTACTGGTTATCGTGACTTCTATATCTACAACAAAGATAATCCTCGTGCAGGCGGTAATGCAGTAGGCATCAAGATTAATGATGATGCTATTGCATTCTGTTCATCAGGTCTGTTTGATAGTCGATATCGCAGAACTGTATGATTCATGCATAAGGCTATCAAGCCACTAAATCAACTTCGCATGATGGAAGACGCTGTAGTAATCTACCGTTTATCTCGTGCTCCTGAGCGTCGCATCTTTTACATAGATGTCGGTTCATTGCCCAAGACTAAAGCCGAGCAGTATGTCAAGGACATCATGGGCAAGTATCGTAACAAACTTGTGTACGATGCTAACACTGGTGAAATCCGAGACGACAAGAAGTTTATGAGTATGTTGGAAGACTACTGGCTGCCTCGTCGTGAAGGCTCCAAGGGAACTGAAATCAGTACTCTAAGCGGAGCACAGAATCTTGGCGAAATGACCGATGTGGTGTATTTTCAAAAGAAACTGTACAAGGCTCTAAATGTGCCTGTATCTCGTTTAGAGCAAGACAAGGGGTTCCAATTGGGGCGAGCGGCTGAAATTAGCCGTGACGAATTGAAGTTTAATAAATTTGTCATTCGTTTGCGTAACAAGTTCAGCGAACTGTTCTATGATCTGCTACGCAAGCAGTTGTTGATGAAGGGAATCATCAAGCAGGACGACTGGGCTGGTATTAAAGAATGCCTGTTTTTTGATTACCTCAAGGATAGCCACTTTGTAGAACTCAAAAATCAAGAGTTGCGAAAGGGTATGTACGAGGAACTGAGCCAAGTTGAAAAATACATAGGTAAGTACTATTCACATTATTGGATTCGCACTCAAGTATTGGCTATGAGTGAAGCACAGATCAAGGAAATGGACAGTCAGATATCTAAGGAGCGTAATGCAGGCTTGTATGCTCCAGATAACACGGTGTTCGGTTTACAGTAACGGAGAATTTAAATGGAAAATTTGCAAAAAGCAATTGATGCTACAAAAGAAAAGAATGCGATTGATTTTAAACAAGTCATCTCTGCTGAATTGGCAGATAGACTTTATAAGTCAATCAACACAAAGAAAGAGTCTATCTCTGGTAGTATGACCAAGAAAGATGAAACTCCTGTTGAGGCTGAGGCTGAGGAAGATGCTGCTCCTGCGGTATCTGAGGCTAATGTTCTGGCTCCATCTGCACCTGTATCGGGTGGCAAGGTTGGAATTCCTGGATCAGAAAGGTCGAATTCGGGTGCGGGAGAAATTCCTGACCCTTTAGAAGGAGAACTGAAGGACGAAATAGAAAACGCCTTCGGTCTAAAAGGTGACTCGGATAAGATGATTGCCAAGGATGACGACATCTCTTTAGATCCAAACTTTGAAAAAGAATTTTACATGAAAGAGATGGACTACAACGGTCACAAGGTAACTTTGAAGCAGATTGGATTAGGTCTTTCAAAGCCTGTCCGTGTTTATGTTGACAACAAGCGTTGGGAATTCTTTCCAGGGCCAGAAGCCGCGATGAAGGCTTCCAAGTCATACATTGATGGAATGGACAAGCAAGAAAGTGTGAATACATCAGAGGCTGTAACAGAAGCAAAGGTTGATCTAGACGGCAGAAGTCGTTTATATAAATCAACTGTTGCTCGTTTAGAGCAAGCCCGTGTGCGTCGTGAAACACACAACAGTAAAGTTAAAGAGTTGGAAGAAAATTCAACCATGACAAACCAAGAAATCTTGGATGCCGTTAACATGAAAAACGGTAAATTTGTTATGGGTGAAGAAGAACTAAGCGACAAACAAAGTAAATACAGAAAATTCTTTTCTGCTGCTTTAAAGAAGCATGGTGCATCGTCACCAACAGAGTTATCAGGAGAAAAGAGAAAACAATTCTTCAACTATGTTAAAGCAAATTGGAAGGGATAATGTCCAACACACCATCACAACTAAAAAACGAAGTATCACGCAAGATTGTAGATTGCGTTAGAGAATGCGTTTCTACAAACAAGGGCAAAACTCTTGAGTTGATGGATGGTTCAATTGTTCGTCTTACTCCTATGCAAGCAGAAAAATTCATCTCAATTCACGACGAGTTGAGTGAATCTAATCAGGCTTCTTTTCGTTTAATGCTAGTTGAAACAAAAAAATCATTTGAAGGAGTTAATACCTTCTGTAAGGAGAGAAAGTAATGGCTGCTAGATTAGACTATCTTGTAAAGAGTAAAAATCGTTGTGTGGTGGCTTATTCATCAGATGGTGCTGGAGGTAATATTACATTTGATGTTGGCCCATCAGCCTTTGGTTCCTTGTTCACACCAGTAGGAAATGAGAGTTATTCTGTTTCAACAACAGGTTTAACTTTTACTTCTGCTGCAATCGCAAGAGTTGTTGGTTCTGCTGGCGGAAACGCAGGAACTATTGAAATTGCTTTCCAAGGATCATCAAACTATCAAGCATTTCAACTTCCATACGCTTCAGCAACTGATAGTAACTTTGAGCGTTTCACAATTCCAAATCTAGCGACAGGATCAACAGGTATGGCAACCATCACTAATCGTTTAGGTGGTGGTGCAACCGCCTCTTTTGCTATTGAATTTGTGACTCGTCATGTCTAATATCAAATAAAAGGGAGAATCTACAAATGAAACTATTCTGCGACATTAACGAGGAAATTCAAGTTTTAACCGAAGAGAATGAGCCAGGCAAGAAGAATTACTTTATTGAAGGCATCTTCTTGATGTGCGATCAAAAGAATCGCAACGGTCGTGTTTACACCTTTGAAATGATGAACAAGAAGGTTAACGAATACAACAATTCTTTTGTTAAGCAAAAGCGTGCTTTTGGTGAATTGGGACACCCTGAGGGGCCCACAATCAACCTAGAGCGCGTATCCCACATGATTACAGATTTGTATTCTGATAAGAAGAATTTTATTGGTCGTGCTAAAATCATGGATACCCCATACGGCAAAATTGTAAAAAACCTCATTGATGAGGGAGCCAAATTGGGTGTGTCTAGCCGTGGAATCGGCTCTTTAGAAGAGAAAAACGGGATTAATTATGTGAAAGACGACTATCAACTAGCCACAGCCGCTGATATTGTAGCCGATCCTTCGGCTCCAGAAGCCTTTGTTCGGGGCATCATGGAAGGTAAGGAATGGATTTACGAGAGTGGTAGATTGGTTGAGAAAGATATTGAGCAAATTAAAAAAGACATTAAAAAGGCATCATCACGAAACCTAGAAGAAGCCAAAATGAAAGCGTTTGAGAAGTTTTTACGAAATATTTAAGAACACTAAATATCATTTGACACCTTCATAAATTCACAAGGAGCGAGTTCATGGACTCATTTAAGAACGAAGAAGTAGAAGAAATCCTCGAAGAGGAAATTACAGAAGAAACCCCAACAGAAGAAGTAGTCGTTACTGACGATGAAACTATTGAGGAAGACGCAGCAGCCACACAAAAGGCAACTGCTGCTTCCAAGATGTCTGCTGGTGAGAAGTCAAAACTTCCTGCCGCTGCTAAGAGTAAGGGGTCTTCCAAGTACGCTGGTCTATACATGGACGGTACAGGCAAAGGCGTAGAAGTTCCTGAGCCTGTTGCTACCGATTCATCGGCTTCTGCTGACAAGCAAATGAAGTTGGTGGATGCCAAGCGTTCAGGTAAGACTGAAGGTGTTCAAGTTCATATGGACGCTATGTTCAATGGCGAAGAACTATCAGAAGACTTCAAGACCAAGGCTTCCACAATCTTTGAAACCGCTCTCAACGAGCGCGTTGAAGCCATTGAGAGTGAAATCAAGGCTGAATACGAGAACCGTCTTGTTGAGCAAACTGAAACTCTAAAGACTGAACTCACTCAGCAACTTGATTCATACCTCTCATATGTTGTTGAAGAGTGGATGGAAGAAAACAAACTCGCTGTTGAGAAGGGTCTACGCACCGAAATCGCTGAAGAATTTATTGAAGGTCTTCGTGGTCTCTTCTTGCAGCACAACATTGAAGTACCACAAGGCAAGACTGATCTGCTAGATGAAATGGCAGAGAAGGTTGAAGCCCTAACTACCTCCTTGAACGAAGAGATCAACAAAGGTCTAGAACTCAAGAACAAGATTTCGGATCTAGAAAGACAGAAACTTGTTTCAAGCATGAGTGAAGGACTTGTTGATACCGACAAGGAGCGTTTCTTGAAATTGGCGGAAGGCGTTGGTTTTGAAAACAACAACGAATTCCGTTCAAAGTTGGAAGTCATCCGTGAGTCTTACTTCGGTGATTCAGGCAAGTCATTCTTGTCAGAGGAAGTCGAAGACGATATGACGGTTGCCGAAAATGCTCCTGCGAATGAACAAGAAAACTTGTCAGAGTCAATGGAAGCATATTCGCACATGTTGTCTCGCCTAAGCCGTAACAAGCCCCAAAGCAAGAAGAACTAATTTATAAATATCACTAACCTTTAAAACTACCACAGGAGTATAAACCAATGGAACTCACTATTTCAGAAGCACTACAGAGCAAGTGGAAGCCTGTGCTTGAGCACTCGGAACTTCCAGAAATCTCTGATCCTTATCGCAAGGCAGTAACCACGATTCTTCTAGAGAATCAGCAACAGTATCTACGCGAAGACGGCCCTGCTAACATCTCAGGCAACGATGGCGGTCTAGCCTCACCATCAAACATCGCTCGTTGGGATCCAATCTTGATCTCACTCGTTCGTCGCGCTATGCCAAACCTAATCGCATACGATGTATGCGGCGTTCAGCCAATGAGTGGCCCAACCGGTCTTATCTTTGCTCTACGCAGTCGTTACAACAATCAGTTCGGTGATGAAGCACTCTTCCAAGAAGCAAACACTCGCTTCTCAGGAACCAAGGCAACAGGTCTATCTGGTGCTACCTTCACATCAAACGGTGGTGTAATCAGTTCAGGCGGCGTAACTTCTGCTGAAACTGATCCATTCAAGTTCGGTACTCTAGCAGGCGGAACTGCTGGCGACTTTGGTTTAATATCGGATCCATTCATTGGAACCGCAATGGCAACCAATGTTGGTGAAGCACTTGGTTATCCAAATGGTTCACAAGAAGCAGGCAATCAGTTTGCACAAATGGCATTCTCAATTGAGAAGACTACTGTGACTGCTCAGACCCGTGCGTTGAAGGCAGAGTACACAATGGAATTGGCACAAGACTTGAAGGCAATTCACGGTCTTGACGCTGAAACCGAACTCGCCAACATTTTGTCAAGTGAAATTCTTGCCGAAATCAACCGCGAAGTCGTTCGTCGCATCTATGTGTCAGCCAAGTTGGGTGCTCGCTCAGGTCTAACTCAGACTCAAGGCGTGTTTGACTTGAATGTTGACTCAAACGGTCGTTGGTCAGTTGAGAAGTTCAAGGGCTTGCTCTTCCAAATTGAGCGCGAAGCCAATGCAATCGCCAAGGAAACCCGTCGTGGTAAGGGTAACTTCGTCCTCTGCTCGGCAGATGTGGCAAGTGCTCTAAGCATGGCAGGCGTTCTTGACTACGCTCCTGCTCTCTCAACCAACCTCAATGTGGATGACACAGGCAACACCTTCGCTGGTGTTCTCAACGGTCGTCTTCGTGTGTACATTGATCCTTACGCTTCACAGACAGCAACCTCAGAGTTCTTCTGCGTAGGCTATAAGGGTTCAAGCCCATACGATGCTGGTCTCTTCTACTGCCCATATGTACCTCTTCAGATGGTTCGTGCAGTTGGCGAGAACTCGTTCCAGCCAAAGATTGGTTTCAAGACTCGTTACGGTATCATCCATAACCCATTCGTCTTGAACTCAAGCGGCAATGTCACCAGTACATTGGACGACACAGTTCGTCGCAACATGTACTACCGCATTGTTAAGGTAACAAACCTCTTCTGATTCATAATCGGAAGTTCAGTCACTCCGAGCAGCCCCCTTGAAAGAGGGGGTTGTTCTTTTAATACAGTTTTTATTTTTCCTAAATATGCTAAAGTAAGTTGTTAATTCGCATCTTTAAAGAGGGGTAAAATGCCATACAATCCATTAAACGGTCAAAAAACTACTAACTCAAATTTTGATTATTTTCAGTATACTAATAAATTTTGGTGGGTTGGAGGAAATGGTGTTGGTGTAACTACAGGAACAAGCAAAGACGCATACACTTGGAATAATGCCAGCAATTGGAGATTTTGGAATCCATTAGATGGCGGTGTTTGGTCAACAGCCACTCGCGTTCCTGGTTCGGTTAATGGTTCTAACGATATAGTTTTTGTTGGCGGATTATCTTTTGGCCCAACTGCTTATGCTCCTCTATTATACGGAGGTTTCTCAGGAAGTAGCACTACAGGTGGATACGCAACTTCCACAGGACTAACATTTGATGCAGGAACAACAACCACAAATACAATACTAGAAGTAAACATTAAATGGGAATATGGATACGAACAAAAATATCCATTCAATGTTGTTGGTGGTGGATTAAACTCACTATATTCTATGGGTGTCACTTCAGGTTCTATAACTGGTGCGAGTGCTGCATACGGCGCAACCTTTGGTGCATATTCTGCAAATCCACACTATCAGTCGTTAAAACTTAAAGCACAATCATTTAAAGAAGAATCTTCAAGAGCAAACAATAAGTCAATCTTCTTAAATCTTGTTAAAGCGGTTTCTTCTGCGGGATATCCTGTTGGATTGTTTACAAAGGGATCGGGTGGTAGTGGAAATTCTTGGAACAACGGCTCATCAAGCAGATCAAAAATTCATTTAACAGGGTTCTTAAACGAATTCCGAGACGAATCCCGACCAAGCGATAATTTTATACGAACAAGTGGTGATGTAACACAAATTCGTCAAGACTATACCGATTTGAATCAAGGTCTATACGGTTATCCTGAAGTGAATCTAGGATGGAATAGTTCTGGACTCACTCTAGGCTCATATGTGGGATATAATTTATGCACTGTTGTTGTAGACAATAATTCTGCTGTTGGAAAAATGAATATCAATACTTTGTATTCTTACCCAAACACTACGCAATATTTGGGATTACCCGAATATCCACTAACCGTTCTAGGTGAAATTTCAGATAAACCTCTTGCCGCTTTAGGATATACCTTAACGGGTGGTTTAACTGGTGTTGAATACGGTAAATTGTCAGTAAACACAACTCCAGAAATTTTTCAAACTACTAGAGGAATAACAAGCAGTCAAGTTAATGTGGCTATAGGAAACTTCCTGAATTATTCAGGAGTTACTGGTGTAGGCTATACAGGTTCTGCTAAAATTTCTTCTTTAGAAATTTTTAACAACTACTTATCACTAAGTCCAACAAATCTCGTGTTCATGGGAACTGTTGCTATAGCAGATGCTGAAGTAGTTAATACAAAAATAAGTGCTTGGAGAGATGCTCAAAACAGTTCAATTGATATTGGTAGTTTGCGAATGAGTAGACAATCAGAATTGTTGCTTAATGCGGCTCCCAATATAAACTCTTGGAGTTTTGGATTGCTTCCTGCTGCCGGTACAACAACTCAAATATTGGGTGGTATCTACGCAGATGACACTTGCACAATTAGAACAAGTTCTGATATTGCATTGTTCAACAAGAATATCAATAACGCAG